CTTTAAGTTCTTGGATTGCTTTTACTAAGTATGGTACTAAGTTTTGGTTTAAAGATAACATCCCATCATCACCTTCGCTAATTTGTGCTGGTAGAACAGTTTGATATTCTTGTGCAATAAATCCAATGTCATGCTTGTTATCTTTAATATAATCAAACTCCACTGGTCGTAGAGCTGAAATAACATTTAATCCTGATTCTAAAGATATAATATTTTTCTTTATACGAATATCAGAAGTAACTGACCATAGTGTTGAATTTGCCCCATTATATGCACCTGAAGTACCTCCAATAAATGCTGTATTAGAACCTTTACCTGTAAGACTTGCGCCTATAACAATTTCATTTGAAGCGGCTGAACTAGAACCGTTTGCAGTGTAACCGATTGTTATGTTATTGTTACCTGTTGTATATATGTATCCAGCCTGATAACCTACTGCTGTGTTATTAGATGCGGTGGTGTTGTTATATAAAGATTGAGTTCCTAACGCAGTATTGCTTGCACCTGATGAATTATAAAGCATTGACTGAAAGCCAACACCAGTATTTGCGTTTGCTGTAGAAGCAGAAACTTGACTACCTGAACTTTGACCAACAAAAGTATTTTGTGAGCCAGTAGTTACGAGATAACCTGAACTATATCCTAAGAAAGTATTTTGTGTTCCAGTCGTATTTGAATACCCAGCTTGATAGCCTACTGCTGTGTTATTAGATGCGGTGGTGTTTGAGTAAAGAGCATTTGTTCCTACCGCAATATTATAGTTTCCAGAAGTATTTTGATATAAAGCTGTAAATCCTAATCCAACATTTGAACCGCCAGTTGTATTTAATTGCAAAGATTGTTGCCCAACACCAACATTATTAGTTCCGCTTGTGTTTGAGTTTAATGATAAATATCCAACACCTGTATTGCTTCCACCACTTAAAGAGCCTGAACCCAATACTGCATAGCCTAAAGCTGTATTGCCGCCAACACCATTAGCACCCTTACCAACAGTAAGACCTGATATAGTAATATCATTTGTAATTGCAGAAGATGAACCGCCTAAAGCAATAGATGTGCCACCAATCGTGATAGATGAATTAGTTAAACTTGAGTTACCAATATTAGATAAAGTATTGCTTGAGCCACTAATTGTCTTATTTGTAAGCGTATCAGTTGTTGCTCTGCCCACTAAGGTATCTGTAGATGTTGGCAAAGTTAAAGTACCTGTATTGACAATGCTAGAAATAACAGGTGCAGTTAAAGTTTTGTTTGTTAAAGTATCAGTTGTAGTTTTACCAACTAGCGTATCTGTTGCTAATGGCAAGTTTAAACTATAGCTAGAAGATGTGTTTTGCCCTACCAGAGCAGTTTGACCACCTAGCGTTGCTTGAAAGACAATTTGACCCATGATTTAATCCTTGATTTTGAAAGTTTTAGGCAGCCAGGGTAAATTCACAGTTTGATCGCTTTGTAATGACTGCATCTGTTCCTCTAACCTTGATTTTATTGTATTTACACCATTTTGCATAGATTCTTTTTCTATCCACTCAGCAATATCTAATTCCTTAATTTCTTCTAATGGTTTTTTAATAATCTTATCTGAAAAATACCAATTTCCCTCTGTAGATACCTTGTGCGGATCTTGTATTAATTTACAAACGTAATGAGCATGAGTAATTACCCCATCTTCTACGCTGATTTTGGTTATTTTCCAGTCGAACATTATGGTGCAATATAAAGAGTTGTAATTACAGGGCTATTTGCTAAAACTACATTACCTGTTCCTGTTGAACTGGTTAATGTTGGTGCTTGTGCCGCTGAACCTGTACCTGTTGAACTATAAAACTTAGCGGTTGTCGTGGTATTTCCTGCTAATCTAACTGCGTTTGTGCCATCAAAATATTCAATATCACCAACAGTTGTCATTGGTGTTAAAGCATTGTAAGCAGCAGTTTTAGTTATTTGTCCTGTTCCACCATTTGCAATAGCAACCGTACCAGTTACGTTTGTAGCAGTTCCTGATGTATTTACGTTAATGGTGCTTGGCAAACTTAATGTAACTGCACCAGTTGATGCTGATACAGTAACTTGAGATGCTGTACCTGTTAAAGATGTAACACCTGTATTCGCTATTGTTACAGCCGTTGATCCGTTATAAGATGTACCTGAAAGACCTGTACCAATAGTAAGGGTTGCAAGATTAGAGCCTAAAGATATGCCTGAAATGGTTGAGTTGGTTAAAGCACCGTTTGGAATAGACGTTAAGTTTGCACCTGATCCACTAAAAATAGGAGCTGAATATACACCTGTACTTGGATTAAACTTAACCTGTGTACTAGCTGTATACAACGTATTAATAGAACTAGTTGTTTGACGTGCAAACGTAATATATTCTGTTGTATTGCTTGATGTATCGTCTGTAACGCTAACTGTTGCTGCGTTATTTGACCAAATAGGTGCTGACGTTCCTTGTGACGTTAATACTTGCCCTGTAGATCCTACTGCTGATAATGCTAATGCAGTTGATGATGAATAAACTACTGCGCCAGCAGATGCAGTTAAATTAGCGTTTGTACCGCCATTTGCAAGAGCTACTTGTCCGACAATATTACCAGCTTGAACAGATAAATTGCTTTTGTTTACATAAATTGCGCCTGTTGTTGAATTTACATAAGCAACAATACCAATTTTGATTGCATAACCTGTCGGTGGGATTGTATTTTGATAAAAACCAGCAGAATAAGGTGACAAATAAAGAGTATCACCAACGGTATAACTACCAGTATTTACTCCTTGAATCAATCCAATTGTTGTTACATACCCTGCCGTTCCTGTTGGAATAGCTTGATTTGCCAAACCAATCACGTTGCCTGTTGTTAAACTGTTTGCAATTGCTAATGCCACGTTAGGATAAGTGTAACCACTACTTGTTGAAGTTACATATACAGGTTGACCAATATTAATAGTCGATCCTGTATTGTTATAAACTTTTAATTGTATTTCTTCGCCAATATGTATAGTGTTGTTTGTTACATCGTTGTAATACGCTAATGCGTTTTGTGTGCTGTCATACCATAAACGACCAGCATTATAAGTAGGCGCAGATATGGCCGTATAAGTTTCATAACTTGATATGGTTGGAGTAGCCATAGTCACGCTTGTTAGCGTTGATGCAGTTGCACCTAGACTAATTGACGTAGATCCAATCGTAATGCTTGAGTTAGTCAGCGAACCGTTACCAATGTTTGTAATTGTATTCGTTGAGCCAGATATGGACTTATTTGTTAACGTATCTGTAGTCGCACGACCTACCAAAGTGTCGGTAGATGTCGGTAATGTCAAAGTACCTGTATTGCTAATTGTGCTGATTATAGGGCTTGTTAGAGTTTTGTTTGTTAAAGTCTGTGTACCTGTTAACGTGACTACAGTTGAATCAATTGCAATCGTTACTGGCGAAGAACCGTTAAAACTTGTGCCAGATAATCCTGTTCCTATTGTCAACGCATTAGGGGTATTTGCTGTGATAGTTGCACTACCACCTAGTGATATAGCAGACCCATTTATTGTAATCGAGCTATTCGTTAATCCTGAATTTGGAATAGTTGCATTAATTTGACTAGGCGCAATAGATATTGCTTGAGCAGATAACGCAGATAATTGACCTTGAGCATTAACTGTAGCACTTAATGTGTTACTTGCAGATCCATACGATCCTGCCGTAACACCTGTATTTGTAATACTAAATGTATTGCTTGATAAAGTTAATCCTGTCCCTGCAAAATAAGTCGCATTTCCCGAAAACTGAACCCATGTAATAGGTGTGACATTAATTGTGCCTGTTTCTGCAGATGTTGACACCCAACCTGTATTGCCATATTGCGTACCATTAATTACAACTGTATATGCGCCTGGCACTTCTGCCCAAACATCCATATCTAATGATCGTGACCAAGCACCACTAGATGCGACATAAATACCATTTTGGGAGCTTGTTGTTTGATTCTTAACTAATACTCGATCATTTGCCAACAATGTGTAGCCATCAATTGTCTGCAATCCTGACAAGGATATATTTGCAGTAGTCGCAGCAGAACATGAGCCTTTTGGAGATAATCCTTGAGCTACCGTATCAACATATAATTTGTTAGTTATATCAGATGGATTACTAGGACTTGTACTAATTTGCCCAGTTGTTGTACTGATATTAGTAAAAACACCAGTAGAAGGGTTTACAGCACCGATTGTCGTACTATTAATCGTGCTATTGGTAATATTTAACCCTGATTGGCTAGGGTTTACCGTTGCATAAAATGGCTGACCTTGACCAATAAACGTGTTAAAACTGCCATCCAAGTTAAAATATGCTTGAACAGGCAGTAAGTTTTGATCCTGCGTTAATGCTGGATCAGCCATAAACTACTCCTTAGTTTTGGTCAACCATAGGCATTACATACAATGTATTTGCCGTTCCTATTGCTGTAATTGAGAATACTGGTGGTACAACCATTACTTGCGGACTAGACATAGACACACCTAATACAAATGATTGTGAAGTATTACCGCCAGTAGGCAATACGGCTGCAGGTGCAGTTGTAGTTGTGCCAAGAACCGCAGGGGCAATAGTAACTGCAATAGGGGTAGTTCCTGTATTCAAAAACCCACAAAAGTTTACTTGGTCATTACCATTAGGGGTAATTGTGACTGCTGTAGAACTAGATGTGGTAACAGTAATAGCAGTTGTTGGGCCTACAAAACGGTATGCCGATGTATTTGCCATGATTTATCCTTATCCAGCGTTTACTGCGATTGGAAGTCCATCAGTACGCAATACTTCAACTAAATAATTTCCAGCAGCAGGTGTAGCAGAACTTCCAGAAGCGTTGATAAATTGAATAGTTAGCACATTGGCAGCAGATACATAATCGTTAGCAATAGAAATACCAGCAGTTTGTGCGCCACCGTTATAACTTACGTTAACAATATCAGTAGTTAATAAACCAGCAACAGTAAATGTTTGGCTAGATGAAGTGCCAGTAACTGCTGTTGGGGTTAAACTTGGATTACAGACAAAATAATCTTTTACGTTACCACGCAAGATTGTAGATGACGGCATAATTTTTCCTTTGCAAAGAAAACCAGAATTGGTTGTTTTATTATACAACAAAAGCTAAAAAAACCCCCTTTTTTACGAGGGGGTTTTTAATTAAAACCGATTAAGAATAAGTGCTGAAATCGTAACCGTAAATATATACATCAGCAGTAGCAGCAGCACCTTGCGCTGTAGCTACGTTGAAGTATAAGTTTTGACCACTTAATGTGTTTGTTGATGCAACAGTAAGTGGGTTAACAACTGTAGAACCTGTATTACCTGATAATGCAGTTGCAGCAGCAACAATAGCTGTACCTTGCTTGGCTGGAGCTGTGTAAACAGCAGCAGTAGCAGTAGTTAAGCTAGTTGAAGCATTAGTAACGATTACCTGATAAACAGAGTAGTTGCTTGAGTTGATAATAGGCATCACAGTATCGCCTGATGCATTTACGTTTACACCTGTAGCAACGGCTAACAAACGAATTGCTTGGTTTGTGCCTAAGTTGTTAGGGTGAATTGTTACGGTGGTTGCTGGTCCTGGATTAGACATTATGTTTCCTTTCTAAATTAAGCTGCAACACGGCAAGCGAGTTCAGGATATAGTGGAGCCCATCCGTACAGAACATCTAAACGAGTAGGAATACTGTCGTTGTTGATGGTGTATTGACGAACAACACGCATTGACAAGCCGATTTCTTTATCAGAAGCACGACCAGCGAAATGTACACCTTCTGGCAACTCTAAGTCA